CAACCGATGTAGCGGTACTTATCGTTGAAGCGATCATAGGTGTACTTAACACCACTGTCTAGAACAACATAGGAACTAGAACCAATGTTGTCGAAGAAATCGATGGTTCTTGAAAGTTGCTCTGTAGGAGTTAGTGCAGATCCACCTGAAGATGATACTTGAGCACCAGTCCAAGGTGAGATGAATGCAATACAATCCTTTCTGCTATTAGCAACTGCAGCAACTGCACCTGCCTTAGCAATTGTATCTGATTCATTAGCACCGTCACCACCCATGAGCACAAAGTCAACAGTGGTCTGTTCGGTGTCTAGGAACTCGTCATATGCTGCTTGGATCTCGCCAGCAGTGTATGCGTAGTCATCAGCACCACCTGATAGAGCACCACCCATATTGTCTGAGCGGATAAGTGCTAGAGATACAGGAGCAGCAGCAGTAGCACCATAAGATGCTGCTGTACCACCTTCATCTGCACCTAGAGCAGTCTGATCGCCAGCACCAAAAGCAGCACCAGCATAGATTGTGCCAGAATACTCATTGACATAATCCTTCCAGTATGCAGAACCACCTTCTGGAGTCTTAGCATCAGTGATCTTAGAAAGATATGTCATTCTCTCTACGATAGTATTAGTTGCAGTATTAACAACAGCAACGTGTACTTCGTCATCTGAGATGAAACGCTCGGAAGCAAAGGCAGAAGTGCCTGGGCGAGGAGCAATTCCTTTGTAAGTTAAACCAGTGTCGGCAATTGGAAGTGCGTTGTAATCAGAAGCAGTGAATGCTGATTGTGTGAAACCGTTGCCAGATACAGCAGCTGCAGCACCATGTCTGATTGCTACGGTGTTAGCATCGATAACAGCAGTAACTTGGTGATCAGAAGTTGTGCCGTCATCAACAGAATCGCCAACTGCAAGACCGTGACCTGCTTTGGTCATCTTGGAATCAGCAATTTTGTCCACAACAACAACACGAAGATCATTACCTTCGGTTCCTGCGTAGCGAGCAGCAAACTTTTCTGAAGTTACACCAGCATCAAATGCATCCTTATCTGCAATAAGAACACCAGTGCCAGATAGAGTTGCGTTTTCTACTGCAGTTGCAGCACGTACAACTCCTAATTGTCCGCCATAGCGGAGGAATTCGGAAGCAACCAACCAATCGCCAGCGTTAGCCTCGGATGGTGTACCGAACGTATCGATAAGTTCTCTTTCAGAACCAATGTTTACAATTTTGCCTACAGGTCCTTTGCGGAAGGAAGAAGCGAAAGCACCACGAATGGCAGATGCTCCTACAACAACAGCATTGGAAAAATCACGTTCTCTAATAACAACACCAGGCGAGACTTGACTTGCCATGTATTTTACCTCTTAGATATCAAATTTATCTGTAAGTATTTAGATTTTTGAATCCTTCAGAGGTGGTGAACAATGCATGAACTACCAATCTGGATAACCCCAATCAGCAAATGGATCTCTCTTTTTTCTAGACTCCATCACCCTTTTGACAGTGCAGTCTTTACACTCGTATGCATATGCTGACGGATGACCTTTTTTAGTTTTCCTCGTCAAATAGAATTCAGAGATCAAGTCCTTCTTTACACCGCATGTTCTGCACATTCTTTCTTTGAAAAGAAGGTGTTCCAGACTGAACTGATCCCCAATATCCATCAGTAGTTCCACATATAACCGACTTCTTCCTGCTTGTCTCCGTATTCCCACAGAGTGCCGTCTCCATCAATGAAGGTATCATCACCCATACCATCATCAATAAACCCAAAAGGAGCCATGTCCTGTTCGATTTGATTTCTTTGTTCATCATAAATTCTCCTTCTAATATCTTGGTCGGTCATCTCTTTGAAATATTCTTGCATGACTAACCATGCAAACAATACCATACACATTACAAGGTCATCATGATATCCTTCGTCTGCTTCCCATGCTTGTTTCTTCTGCACAAACGTGGTAAGTTCTTGGAAGATCTGGAAGTCATTGAACAATAACTTGTCTTCCTCAATAATTGCTTTGAGGTTAGAACAACCAATCTTCTTTACGGTGACACTCATCTTGACACCTAGTTGGGTTTTGTTTCCTGAGAAACCTTGTCCCACCACTTGTCCCGCTCTGCCTCGCATTGCACACATGAGTACGTTAGGATACTCAAGATCGTAGTTGAGAGTAGCAGCAATACTGTCACCGATATCATTTACTTCTACCAATACGTAGGGATTATTGTACTCTTTGCAAACCTGAAAAATTACTGAGGGAAACAGTACAGGTTTAATCTCATTATTTCTGTACTTGGCAACGATTTTATACGGGACCGTGGTGATATCAAACACGATAAAAGCACTGTAGTCGCCACCGATACCTCGGGCAACGTCAACAGTAATAATGTATTCGTGATCTTTCTCGACTCTCTCATAGATATCAAGTCCAGCATTGCTCTTTATTGGGTCATGGAATGGAATGTTTTGTAGTTTTGATGGACTAATCAACGTGTCCGCAGATCCGAGAAAGTCACACTCGAATTCTTGTGCGAACTGTCGGGGTGACGTGTTCTTGATTGTTTCTTCTTTCCACTTGGCATCCCTTCCTGGGACTTGTGACCAGTGGACTTCATTAGTTACATAGTCATTCTTTCCACGCCTTGCATCCTCCCACATTTTGTAGAAGTGATTCATGCCGTTAGGCGTAGAGATGATAATTACTTTCGTTGATTTACCAGACGTAATAGTAGGATAAACAGAGGCAAAGAATTGCTCTGCAACATGGTTTGGAACGAACGCAAATTCATCGAGGAAGAGGATATTGAACGACATGCCTCGGACAGCACTTGCAGATGTAGAAGCAGCCAGAATTTTTGATCCGTTTTCAAGTTCGACATTACCTTTGTTCCATACTAAAATACCATGCTGCATCCACTTAGGCAGGTTCTCGTAAGCTAGTTGTAGCCTGCCCAATAGTTCCCTGGCGGTAGAAGCCTTGTTAGCAAGGATACCAATATTAACACTATCGTAAAAGATAGCATAATATAGTAGATAGGCGACGACCGTAGTTGACTTACCAGTCTGTCGAGGTAGTTTCGCAATGTTGAACCTATTTTCATGAAAGTCTCTTAGGATATCTTTCTGGAAATCATACATCTTGAAAGGAACCAAACCTTCATCAAGAGAAATGATTTGAATATAATTCATTGCAAAATAGATTGGATCTTGTTTACACTTGATCCACTCGTCAATTTGCTCTTTTGTAAATTGAATTGGGGTTCCCGCTTTCTTTAGATTCGGGTTCCCCAAATATACATCATTACTTGACACAACAAAACACTAGTTCACCACTAGTATTTATTTGTCCCACCATTTACCTTGTTTTTCTTCTCCCATATTTTCCAAATCTTCTAGACGTTTCTCCCAACTATCACCACCTTCTGCGCCTTTAGAAGGATTGATACATTGGAAATCTCCTAAGTTATTGCAGACTAATCCTGCTAGATCTTTTTCGTTTCCTTTTACTCCAGTTCCCGACCAGTAGTGTTGACCACCTAACCAAATGGCACCGCACTTTGGACATTCCTTTCTATCTAATGATAGATCGGACAGTTCCCTATTTTCGTCGGTCATCTTCTTTGATCTCCTTGATGAGTTTATTGTATTCGGGCAGGTCTTTGATAAGTTGTTGTTCCAACTTTCGACGCATGAAATACATTCTAAGACGAACCCATTGCCAACGCAACATCAGATCTATGTACGCGAATAATCGCATCGTCTCTTCTACACCAGCGTATGCTATACAAAGGAGAACGATTGCGATTACAAGGTAGAGACCCAGCATATGTTACACTCAGCTACAATACGATTATACAGTATCTAGTAAAAAATAGTGTAAATTTATATTACGATTTTACTTGTCTGTGTCTAGTTCTGTAAAGGCATAGTCCGCAAGCATTGCAAACAGACGGTTCTTGAGAGTTTTGAGATATTCCTGTTCCTCTGCTGGTCTTCTAGGAGAACCAGGCCATGTTTCGATTGCGTAACATATGTGATTATACAGCATTCGTATTTCTTCGATACGAACGTACATTGTAAAATCGTATTCTTCTGGAGAGGGTTCAGGTAAGGGTTCCATACTCTCTCCTGATCTCTCTTAGTTCTTCAAAATCTTTCTTCTTAGTTCCACCATCATATTCCCAAGCATACCCTTCGGTAATCATCTGCTCGTTCAACGATAGTTCTGCATCTCCAATATATAACCAACCAAGAAGGCGACCGTACTTACCCATACCACCAACCAGTTCAGTCCTAATAGTGAGTTCGTCATCTCCACTGATAGCACCCTCCAACTTTTCTTTCATCCAGTTGGTTGCGTCGATACCTAATGCTTTTTCTTCAAGATCTCGCGTTCTTTTTTCTGGGGTATCAACCCCAGCAATTCTAACTCTCTCTTTTTTATAAAGGTCAAAACCGAGATCAATTGTGACATCGATAGTATCTCCGTCCAACACTTTATCTATCGATACCACGCGAAAGTTGTAACAACTCTTACGACTTGGGGGTGTCATCTTGCCCATGAGATTCTCTCTCGTCAATTCCTAGTATATATTTGATTACCCACCCCACCATGACTAAGAGTATAATCAAACTTATGACTATACTCCATGTCACATCATTGACATCATTTAGGGGGCGGAGGAGGAGGTTCATTCCAATAAGACTTCATGTCCTTATATCTAGGATTGGTTATTGCCTCTTGGTGACACATTATACTGAATTCATCACAGCACTCACACCATGCTCTTCTCGCCTCTGGCGCACCTAATGCTTTTTTCGCCACAAGCGTTCCCACTCCTTCCAAAGGTCGGCACACTCGTCACTCTTCTTCTGCAGGTGTTCCTCCCGATACATGTTTTTTCCCGAAAGGCTCCCAATGCTCCCATCCATATTTATGGACAAGGTGCATACCAATGATAGGAACGAACACAAGAAAGAACCCCATGACGCCAAGGCACCAAGGGGTTTGCATAGTTGCTCTAACGAACAGTTGAACGTGGTGCATCATGCTGGATAATCCCAATTAGTTATGAATTGTGTTTTATGTGATGGACCCCATGCCCCACCCATGTACAGATAAGGGACAGTACGAATTGGGCAACTAGTGCCAGTACACAGAAGATCATCTACAATCCTCCAACTCTCCATTACTTCTTCTGCATGTACAAAGTGCGATTGATCATTATTGATAGCATCATAAAGGAGTTTCTCATATCCATCAATAGCGCGTTCTTGTGGGTATGCATGTGTAAGTGTTGCTAGTTCTAAATCATCATTTAGTCCAGGTGCTTTGATATCCATCCTAATATCAAGATGAGGATTAGGCTGTAACCTAATAACAATTCGATCATTGACCTCGCCTTCGTACAATTTTAGTGGTGGTTCTTTTAGTTTGATAACAACTTCTACACATCCATAAGGCATTTTCTTGCCTGTCATGACGTTAAAAGGAACTCCCTCCCAACGCCAGTTATCGACGAATAAAGTACCAGCAAAATAGGTAGGAGTACCACTGTTAGGATCAACGCCCTCTTCGTTACGGTAGCCATCGTATTGTCCCAGGATAAGATTTGTTCCAAGTCTAGTGGCAGCGAGAACTTTTGTCTTCTCCCTTCTGACTTCTTTTGCTGACATTTTGCTAGGTGGTTCCATTGCTACTAGAGCAAGCACCTGAAGAATATGGTTCTGTAGCATGTCACGTACAGCACCAGCAGTTTCATAGTATTGGGAACGACCCTCACAACCAATAGTTTCGGTAGCAAAGATCTGAATCTCTTCTATGTACTGACGATTCCAAAGTGGTTCCAACAGAATATTACTAAACCTAGTAGCAAGTATATTATTGACAGTATCTTTACCAAGATAATGGTCAATGCGATAAACTTGTTTTTCGCGTAAATGTCTAGCAACCACAGTTGATAGATTATCAGCAGATTTATAATCGTACCCAAAGGGTTTCTCAATAACCACACGGGATGTGTCGGGGTTGTCGAGTTTACCCGCCTCTTTAAGATTGACAATTGCGTTAGCGTACCTCTCTGGAGGTACGGATAAAAAATACGTATTGTCGTGTAAGTAGTCAGGAAGATGAGAAAGAGTATCAACATTGTCTAAGTCTGCGGAGATGTAGTCTAGTTGATGTAAAAATTCTGCTGGGTATTCTCCCAGAGATTCTTTCCAAATTTGCACTCCAGGATCTCTCCTAGAGCAACCAGTAATTAAAAAATTATTTGGGAGAAGTTTCTTCTCCCATAACTTATAAAGAGCAGGAATAAGTTTTTTCTTGCATAAATCACCTGTCGCACCAAAGATGACGATACCTTTACTAGTGTGCTGTTCCATTTCCTTTGTAGTCATCTGAGTCGTAATAGTCATTTTCACCTTTAAGTCTTCCAAATGTGATGGTGGCACAAACAAAGATCGGGGCGAGCCATAGAAGGAATTCACCTAACATCGTGCCCCCCAAACATTGCTCTCATACCATTTAGGACTTTGTTCGCAAATCGTCCAAGTCTTCTGGACTCAAATCTTGAGTAGAGAGCAGCAGTAATAACAGGGGCTGGAATACCGAGATCCACAGCACTGTGAACAGTCCAACGACCCTCACCAGAGTCTGATACTCCACCATCGAACTTGCCAAGCTCTCTATCGCTGCGTAATACAGTAGCGGTAAGATCGAGTAACCAAGAACCAACCACGCTACCACGACGCCAACACTCAGCCACTTCAGCAACGTCAATGTCGTACTGATAATCTTCTGGACAATCCATTGGAGCAACTTCTGCATCACCTGCAGCAACGTATGCTGCGCCAGCATTTGCTTCATGCAGGATATTAAATCCTTCTGCGTATGCTTGCATGATTCCATATTCGACTCCGTTGTGGACCATCTTTACAAAATGCCCTGCTCCAGGACCGCCGCAACGTAACCAACCTCTCTCAGCAGGTGAGACCCAGCTTCCGTCATCGGTCCTAGGGGCGGCATCGATGCCTGGTGCAAGTGCGTCAAAGATAGGACGGCAGACGGATACTGCAGTATCTGCACCACCAACCATAAGACAATATCCACGCTCCAAACCGTAAACACCACCACTAGTGCCACAGTCAATATATTGGATGCCCAACTTAGACAACCTTTCTGCCCTGCGGCGAGAGTCTTTAAAATTGGAATTGCCATGATCAATAATAATATCGCCTTCCACACAAAATTGTAATAGCTCATTTAGTGTGTCCTCTACGGTTTCTGCTGGTACAACCATCATGAAGACGCCAGGAGTTTCTCCAGTGGTTTTATTTGAATGTACTATTTGAACAAGGCTTTCCAGAGAAGTGGCACATCCACTGATATAACCCGCTTCAAATTGTTCTTCAGCTTTTGCATAGTTGTTTCTGAATCCGTGTACTTCGTGTCCTGCTGCAATAAGACGGCGGGACATACCCTCTCCCATCCTACCCAGACCAATCATTCCTACTTTCATTTTTTGAATAAATTCTCTACTTGTTTTCTGGCATTTGCCATTTTATGTTTTTCACGTTCGGCATGTTTATATCCATACTTTCCGTGAAAAATAGCGTGACCTTGACATAACATGGTCACACCAAAAAGGAACAATAAAATTGTCCCTATCCATTCTATAATGTGATCTTGAGCCATGGTAATAAAGGAGGAATTACTCCAATAAGTCGAAGCAGACCCTCAGCAAAAAGTGCAAGAACAACCCACCCAACACACATAGAGATAATTGAAGC